TCTATAGGTATCGTAGGTCTTGCACTTAACCTCAGAGCATACGACTTTGTATCTCAAGAGATAAGAGCAGCAGAAGATCCAGAGTTTGAAACTTTCTACACTAAGAATATACTTCTTAATGAAGGTATGAGAGCATGGATGTCTTCAGTTGACCAACCACATGAGAACTTCGTGTTCCCAGAAGAAGTATTACCTCGTGGTAATGCACTATAAATAGAGTCGAGACCTTTCGTGCGTCTCTACACTCGGAACTTACAGACCCCTTCGGGGGTCTTTTTTTATAATATAAATACCTATATGGAACTACCTAAAATCCCTTACAACCAGTTGACTCCTGCATTAAAAGAAATAGTAGGTCAACAAGATTTAGAGTTTGATTCTATTGTTGACGTTACTGATGTATTAGATATAGATTTTAATTCAGAAGAGTATAAGAATAGTCGCATTGAAACTGGTAAACAAATACTAACAATAAGAAATGACCGAAAGAAAAGTAGCAAAAAAACTAATTAAGGTTGCAAAGAAACATCCTAACTGGTATACTAAACAAGATGTAGCGTATGCTAAATTGATTAGGAAATCGTTACAAAAGGAAAGCTTGACAGAATCCTAGCATTATGTTACTATAAATACCATTACAAAGGACTCGAAAGATCGTAACCCTGCGTAGATTAAAAAGACCCCCATGTCGGGGTGGTCTAACATCCGCAGGATTTTTTCTTGCGAGAAACTAAAAACAAAAATGATTAAATCACTCTTAGCAGTAGCAGCAGTCTCTGCATTCTCAGCACCTGTATTAGCAGGTCCTTACGTCGGTATCGACACAAAATCAAAGTTCACAGGTTCTGACTACTCTTCAACCGAATTTGAAGCAAGTCTCGGTTACGAAGGTAAAGTTGGTACTACTAAGTACTTTGTAGAAGGTGGTCCTGTTACAACAGTAGCAGATGGTGGAGATTCAGAAACAGAATTCTTCATTGCTTCTGGTTTAGGTTTCCCTATCTCAGATTCAGTTGGTGCTAAAGCATCCATCAAGTATGAATCAAATGATGGTGGAGACAACAAGTACGAGTTCAAAACTGGACTAAAGTACAAGTTCTAAGTTAAATCCAATTCTAAATAACAGGGTGGGCACAGTCCACCCTTTTTTATTCTTAAAAACAAATGCAAGATACGTTAATTGGTGTAGGAGTAAACAATAGAAGAACAGGAATGAACTTCGCAGTGTATAGTAAAGAAGGATGCTCTTACTGTGAACAAATTAAACAAGTTTTTGATGCAAAAGGCATAAGATATAGAGAATATATTTTAGATCACCACTTCAGTAGAGAAGCATTCTATGGAGAGTTTGGAGACCTTACTTCATTTCCACAAGTGCTATTGAATGCAGACAAATTAGGAGGGTGTGTCGATACTGTTAAATACCTGAGAGAAAATAATATTATCTGATGGCAAAACCATTTCTACCCTCACACTATGAGGAACTATGCGAATTAATTGAGTACGCCATTGATCAAGCTTTCGAGCGTGACAAATTTCCATTTAAGTGTTATAATTATTTGAAGCACATAAATGCTGACAAAAAATTCATAGTCAGGTTCAAAGAATCTACTACTATGAAAAATGTTGCATTAACTGTTTCAGATCTAGATGCTTATCTTGAAGGTGGAAGTGATTCATATCACAAACAACTACAAGAAGCATATGGACACCTTGGGATGACCAAAGCGACTAAGATAAGAAATTATCTATGGCGAATACTGAACGATACCAAATCATATGAACAGAGATACCTGGAAACAACTGTCTGACTTATCTGACCTATCATTAGGTGGTAACCAACAGTTTAATAAAGGGATCAAAGGTGAACCTGATAGAAACTATCGGTTTGAAGATCTGTTCTTTCCAAACCCATATCATGTTAGATCTCTTGCGTTATCAACTCTAAAGAAAGAGCATGATAATCCTATCAATGATTCTAATCCCAGATATCCTGGCATTAGATCAAAGGTAGATCCTACTTTAACTCTTTTCATTCGCAGACAGTTAGAGTTAGGACTTAACATAGAGATCAATGAGTTTGAGGCTTGGTATCATCTTACACCTGGCATTCATGGACAGGGATTGTATCATGTAGATAACTTCCAATTATCTGGATTGATCTATCTAAATGATCAGAACCCTGACCCAGAAGAGTCGGGAACTTATATCGGAAAAAGAATTATTGATCCTAATCCGATGGGACAACCTTACAAAGATGCCTGTGTATCACATGACGCAGAGGTAATCAGTAAGTTTAATGATCTCAAAGAAGAGTATAATCGAAGTCATTTTCAGACTATCAATACTGTTACCAACTATTATAATAGACTAGTAGCATATGAAGGTAAAGCACCTCACGCTGCTGGTACATATTTTGGTAATGACTTTGAAGATTCACGTCTGACATTGCCCTTCTTTTACGACACTAAATAAAGTTAACTAAGGAGAGTCCTATGGAAATCGCACTTGTAGTATTAACCGTTATCGGTGCTTTCATTCTTGGTATTACTACCTCATGGTTAGCAAAGGGTTACGTTGAAGATTACATCGAAAACGCTGCCTATGCAAAATCAGTTACACATCCTGAGATGTTTGACAAAGAGGGGAATATGATTCATGATGAATTAATTTACATACAGAAGCAAGATCCGTGGTCTGAATTAGATAATGACGATGATGACTAACTAATTATGGCAACACAAACACTAGATAATAGTAATCCTAGATTACTAGTAACTGAAATCTTACGAAAGGTTTCTAATGCTAAAACAAAAGCAGAAAAAATTAACCTCCTCAGAGAGCATAACTCTAATGCTCTAAGGCAGATATTAATTTGGAACTTTGATGATAGCGTAGTCTCTATGATTCCAGAAGGTGATGTTCCTTTTACACCTAATGATGCACCACTAGGCACTGATCATACTCGTTTAGAACAGGAGTATAGAGGTCTGTTTAGATTCGTAAAAGGTGGACAAGATTCTCTTAAGAGAACAAAGAGAGAGTCAATGTTTATTCAACTCTTAGAAGGACTATCTAAAGACGAAGCAGAATTAGTATGCTTAGTTAAAGATGGTAAACTTACTTCAAAGTATAAACGTATTACCAAAACAGTAATTCAAGAAGCATATCCTCAAATCATTTGGGGTAATCGCTCATGACATATGGGGTTCGTATCCTTAAGGAGAACTGCACACCTGCTGACGCAGACGATGTGAAGTTACCTTATACTGCATACCTAGTGACGTATAAAAAAGATGGTGAAACAAAGTACGACTTGACAATGTGTCAGAAAAAGGTAGACTTGTTTGATCATTACTATGATACTTACAAAAAAGACTTTGTAACCTTTAAGCAATCACGAGGAACTATTCGTCCAAACTTATGGAATGATCCTAGTGCAGCGAAGAAACCTAAGAAAAAAAGATGACTGTTTATTTTGACAGAACTAAAGTGAAAACTCCAGAAGAAATTCAACAACAACAAAATGTCGAAGCAGTGGGAGCGATTGTAAACTTCTTTGCTAAACCTGCTATCTTGTGGGGGACATGGAATCTTGTTATACCAAGTCTGTTTGGGTTACCTCCTATTGGATACCTACAATCACTTGGTCTATATGTAATCTCTCGTATATTATTTGATAAGAATGAAAGTAAAGTTAATCAGTAGTACACCTGATGCTGAAAAAACCATCGGGTATATTGCACGTGTAAGTAATCCTAACAATCAGGATAACCCTAAGATATCAGGACTACTAAAGTATTGTATTAAGCATCAACACTGGTCAATCTTTGAGCAAGCAAATCTAACTCTAGAGATAGAGACAACTCGTGCTATCGCTGCACAGATTTTAAGACATAGATCATTTACTTTCCAAGAATTTTCTCAGAGATATGCTGACAGTAGTTTACTTTCAGATGAGATACCTTTACCAGATTTAAGAAGACAGGACGTAACTAATCGTCAGAAATCTATAGATGATCTTGATCCTCATAAGAGACAGAAGTATGAGATATGGATGCAGCATCATTTCAAAGAGACGATGAATGTATATAAAGAAATGCTTAATGATGGTGTCGCTAAAGAATGTGCAAGAATGATACTACCTTTAGCAGTTCCTACTCGTCTCTACATGACAGGAACCATCCGTTCTTGGATGCACTACATAGAATTAAGAACAGGACACGGTACTCAAAAAGAACACATGGAAATTGCAGAAGAGTGTAAGAAAATATTTGTTGAAGAGTATCCTATTATCTCGGAGGCAATGGAATGGTAGCATTTTCTAAAGAATTAAAGAAGGGGACATCTAAGTCTCATTCAGCAGCAGAAAACAGTAAGTTTGTTAGCAGTTTTCTTCGTGGTGTATTAGATCCCGAAGAGTATCGTAGACTTATCGCTCAGTTCTATTTTGTCTACAGCACAATGGAAAAATGTATTAAAGAGTCTGATGATAGATGGGTTGAGAAAAATTACTATCCAGAACTAGAGCGTGTTGAATCTTTATCAAAAGATTTAGAATATTATTATGGTCCTAACTGGAAAGAATTAATCTCTAAGACACCTGCATGTATTACATATTGTTTTAGAATAGAAGAGGTTGCAAAGCAAGATCCTTACCTATTGATAGCACATCACTACACAAGATACATTGGTGACTTGTCTGGTGGTCAGATACTAAAGAAGATAGCACAGAATGCATTGAAGCCACCTGTAGGAAAAGGACTAGACTTCTATGACTTCCCTGAGATAGAGGATTCTAAAGAGTGGAAAAATGTATATCGTTTCCATCTAGATAACATGGGGTTCACAGAATCCCAAAAGAATGCTATAATATCAGAAGCAAACTATGCTTTTAGAATGAACATGTATTTGTTTGAAGAGATAGGAGTCACTGATCCCTATCCATTTCTTACATTTATTAGAGCACTCTTTAAAGTTCTATTTGGTTTCATAGGAGGAAATTAATGCCCATTTACCCTGTAATAAATAAAAATACAGGAGAGAAAAAGGAACTCTCTATGTCCATATCTAAGTACGATCAATGGCGACAAGACAATCCAGACTGGGATAAGGATTGGAATGCAGGTATTGGTGGTCACATGTATGGCAAACCCAAAGTGGAAGACGGATTTAAAGAGGTCATGTCTAAAGTACAAGCTGCACATCCTACAGCAAATCTTTCTAGATTTACATAATGCCTAGAGCAAGAAAAAAATCCAACGGTGGTAACCCTATCCCTAATGGAATGACTGCGAAACAAATGAAACGCAAGAAACCTATTGATAAAACTTACATGTCAGACATTAAACCTCTGACAGAGAATCAGAAAGCGGTGTTCGCTGCTTATACTGAGGGTAAGAATATCTTATTACATGGTGCTGCAGGAACTGGTAAGACTTTTATTACATTATATCTTGCTTTGCAAGAAGTTCTTGACGACAAGACACCATATGATAAGATAGTTATTGTAAGGTCTTTAGTTCCTACCAGAGAGATTGGTTTCTTACCTGGTGATCATGAAGATAAATCTTATCTCTATCAGATTCCATACAAAAACATGGTTAGATACATGTTCAGTATGCCTGATGATAATTCATTTGAGATGCTCTATGATAATCTTAGAGCACAAGACACCATAGACTTTTGGTCTACAAGTTTTATCAGGGGTGTTACTCTTGATAATACTATTGTTATCGTAGATGAGTTTAGTAATTTAAATTTCCATGAACTTGATTCAATGATCACTCGCATAGGTGAGGACTCTAAGATTATGTTCTGTGGTGACGTTGCTCAAACTGATCTTGTAAAAGAATATGAGAAGTCTGGTATCTCAGATTTTATTAAAATTCTACAACAGATGGATAAAGAATTCACCTGTGTTGAGTTTGGTATAGATGATATCGTTCGCTCAGGACTAGTAAGATCATATCTAATTGCAAAATATAATCTAGGATTTTAAATGACATTCACTTTCGTTGATGTACCCTTTGATAATTTGGATGCCAATCCTGTTAACAAAGATGGTGTTAGGTTCTATAAAATTCCTGATGCGGATAAATATTATCCAAGTGTTACCTCAATAACATCTTTCAAGAACGCACAATTCTTTAAAGAATGGAGAGCAAGAATTGGTGAGACTGAGGCTAATCGAATCACTGCTAGAACTACTCAACGTGGCACAGCATTCCATAGTATAACTGAAGATTATATTAATGGTGTTTTAAATCTTGACAAATACTTGGAAAATAATCCATTATCTGTTAGAATGTTTCAGTCCGCTAAAGCAGAACTGAATCGCATTAACAAGATACATTGTCTAGAAACATTTCTATACTCTCATTACCTTGGACTGGCAGGACGTGTTGATTGCATTGGTGAATTTGATGGTGAGTTAGCAGTAATCGATTTTAAAACTTCAACTAAATCAAAACGAGAAAATCATATTGAACATTACTTTGTTCAAGAAACTGCATACGCAGCGATGTTCTTAGAACGATCAGGTATAGAGGTAAAGAAAATTGTCACACTCATCGCAACCGAAGACGGATCTACTCAAGTATTTCAGAAGTACAATCTTGATGACTATTTACAACTACTCAAATCCTACATTGAGGAATTTGTTAGGGGAAAACATGCCTAAAGAACAACTGGAAGATACCTTCCTAACACCCAACAAATTCTCTATAGAGATTGAAAAATTAGTAAAGAATAGTAATGGTTTGATTTCATATATCGAAGCAGTAGTAGCCTACTGTCAAGAGAAAGGAATTGAATTAGAAACTGTTCCAAAACTATTATCTAAACCACTTAAAGAACGTTTGAAGCATGAAGCACAACGTTTAAATTATATGAAGGCAACTTCTAAGGGGGTATTACCTTTATGAGTTTCTTTCAATCTGATCAAGTCCAACAAAATCTCCAAGATATATTTTCAACATATCAGGAGGTTGCAATACAGACTGGTAGACTTGGATTCATGTCTAAGCAACAAAAGATTGAACACATAGGTGAGTGCGAAGAATTAATAGAGAAACAAAGAGTTTTTTATACTAGGTTATGTCTTGCTGCACAGACAGATGAAGAGGCAGCAGACATGAAGACAAGAATCAATGCAATGTGTGAGGCATTTGGGTTTGAAGACCTTGCACAATGTATGGAGAGTATGATTAAAACGTTAGGAGATGCTAAAATAAACGAACTTGACAGACCCTAAATAGTACGCTACGATTACACAGTAGTATCAATACATTCAATACGGAGAATACAATTATGTCTTTTGCTTCTTTAAAGAAGGCTAGTTCTGGCAATTCACTTGCAAGACTAACACAAGAGATAGAGAAACTCAACCAACCTACACAATCAGGTGCGGATGAGAGACTATGGAAACCCGAACTAGATAAGTCTGGTAATGGGTTCGCAGTGATAAGATTCCTTCCTGCTCCTGACGGAGAGGACATGCCTTGGGCAAAAGTATGGAGTCATGCGTTTAAGGGACCTCAAGGTCAATGGTATATCGAGAACAGTTTAACTACTCTTGGTAAAGATGATCCTGTCGGTGAACTTAATCGTGAACTCTGGAACAGTGGTAAAGAGTCAGACAAAGCAATCGCTAGAGCACAGAAGAGAAAACTCTCTTACTACTCTAACATCTATGTTGTGTCAGATCCTAATCACCCAGAGAACGAAGGTAAAGTTTTCTTATACAAGTATGGTAAGAAAATCTTTGATAAATTAGTCGAAGCAATGCAACCTGCGTTTGCAGATGAATCACCTATCGACCCATTCAATTTCTGGAAGGGTGCTGACTTTAAATTAAAGATCAGAAAGGTAGATGGTTATTGGAACTATGATAAGTCAGAGTTCGCTGCAGCAGATGTGCTTGGAGGATTTGATGATGATCAACTAGAAGAAATCTGGAAGAAAGGTTACTCTCTTGCTGAGTTTGAAGATCCTAAGAACTTTAAGGCATACGATGCACTTAAAGCACGTCTCAACCTCGTCCTTAAGTCTCAGGCACCATCGGTATCACCGACTGTCAATGAAGATTTAGAAGACGAAACTGAAGGCAGAGGTACACCAAGAGATTGGGGTAAAGAAGTAACAGAATTCAGACAGAAGAGTGCAGTTGCTGCACCTGCTGCTGAAGAAACTGATACGTTATCTTACTTTCAATCCTTAGCGGAAGAGGACTAATCAGTTTATAAACTGGCACAAGGGGAGTTTACAACGCTCCCCTTTTTGCTATAATATTATTATATACAACAAAGAAATGAAACTTTTACTTGCATCTATAATTGCACTATCACCTGCTTCAGTTCTTGCTAATGAATATCAAGCAGGTTATTCAGCATCACGCACTTGCTTTAAGACTGAATACAGAGAAGAATATGTACCAGGTTCTATGGATAGTCCTGGTTATGTTAAGTCTTGGAATGAAACCCTAGAGGTTCCTTGTGATAACACAGCATACAGTAATCCTGCACCTGTTTACCGTAGACACGTAACAGTATACGAAGATGTAGATACAAATGACTGCTCTGATGGAGCAGCAATCGGTGCACTGATGGGTGGTGGACTAGCAGGTTATGGATCTCAAGGTAAAGGTAGATGGTGGGCAATCCCTGCAGGTATTATTGCGGGTAGCACAATAGGATGTGCAATGGATGGTGGTTAAATGGATAAGTTCCCTCTATCTGATATTAAATTTTCAAAGTATACAGGTGGTTCTTTTTATACTAAGAAGGAAGTTGATGGACTAATAGCAGCAGCATTAGCAGAAGCAAAACGTATTGATGAAGAGTCAATGCGTAAACACAATAGAGATGCTACTATTATTAGTATGATATTAGGGTTCACTGCACTCGCACTATTCGTAGATGGTTTGCTAAGATTGTTAGGTATCATCCCACCATTCTTACACATCGATATAGATGTGCTTGATAAAATTGTTGACAGAGTTGAGGGTGATGTAATAGATAAAATAAGAAACGCAAAACTACCATTTAGATAATGCAACCCATTGAAATTATTGATGATCTATTTGATGAGAGATACATACACAATCTCTTTCCTATGGTCACTGAAAAACTTCCTTTTACTGCAGGTAATACTGCTAACAGAAGTAGATTCCCTTACGGAGAGTCATCAACACATAAACTATTTGGATGTAAGATATTTGAAAGAGCAAGTCTAAACAGAATATCTTATTTGAATATGGATTATGCTACAGATTTCTTTGATATCTTTGAGGCAATCCAATTAAGAATGCAGAAAGAATTTTATCTAGATTACATCAACGTAAATTGTCAACACCAATTTTGTGAAGGAAGTTTTCATACTGATGGAGACTCCGATCAAAAAACTATTATGTTAATGTTAAACCCTACTTGGAAACAAGAATGGGGTGGAGCATTTGAAATACGAGATCCTTTTGCTGAAGGTACACAAGTCTTTAACTATGTGCCTGGTAGAGTGATAGTTTTCCCATCACACTTAGAGCATAGAGGACATGCACCTACTAAAGAATATTTGTATCGATATACTGTAGTCTTTAGAGTTTCTAACCATTAAATACTTACAACATGATTATTCTAACAATACTTGTTATCATTTTTATATTATTATTAATGTTAAACTATTACAACCCACATAGATGACAGCAATTGTTCCCATACTATTTCTCCTCACATTGGTAGTGTTGTTTGGTATGTCTTTGTCTCTTATGTGGAAAAACATGAGTGACATAAACAAACCAATCAAAAGAAAAAGATCATTCAATCATCCAGAAATGGATGGGATTGTTAATGAAGGAGATGAGTTACTTGTCATCAAATTCTCACCAGAGGTTGACGAGACAGGAACAGTTGATGTACAATTTACTCCAGACCCTGATCTTGAAGATCGTTTTCTAAAAAAATCTTTAGAACTAAGGATAGAAGAATTAGAAGATGATGATGAAGATGATGAGGGTGACGGAGACATTCCTGCTTTACTAAAATAAAATTATGATTTTTATAACTTGCCCTAATGTTTACACATTGCCTGGCACATGGTCTAAATGTAATGCTATCATACCACACTACAACGCAGATCCTAATTTAACATTAGGAATATCTATAGCGGTTGTCACTCTGATATTGTCAGGGTTTGGTGTATACAGAGCATTCTTTAACAACAAAGGTCTTACAGATCAATGGGATGATCATGACGACTAGAGTTTATAAAAACATGAGTGCTAGAATTGACTGGGATCATAACAATGGTATTGTTACTATGGTTCCTTTGACACGAGAAGAATTAGAATGTGTTAGAGTATGTGTCTCAAATGCACCTATACCTTATGACATTAGTCAAAAGCAAATACCAAAAGCAATCTTAGATAAGATTGGTTTACCAACACCAACAAAAAACACACTAGGAGAAGGATTACAATGAGTTTTTTAATAGCAGTGATGTCATTTGCAAACTTCCTATTCTATCCATTAGTAATAGGTACACTAGTTGCAGTTGTTATCGAACAAATACTAAGACAGGTAGGAAATGCCTACGATCCTAAAGCAAATTCTAGAGTAGAGTTTGCTATGCGTATTAGAAAATATCTTTACAGACAGGCATGGACTTTTAATCTAATTTACTTTGGTGCATATTTTTTATTACTGTTTGTAATAAAACCAGGACAGGGAGCAATGCCTGATATGATCTGGGATGGAAGGTAGTTAAATAATACTAATCATATTCATTAGTTTATGTTATCAACCCAGTATCGTTTACGATTAGAAGCAATCTGTAAAGCAATTGCATCAGGAACAGAAGTAAGTATGGAAGACATGATATGGGCACAGAAATTATCTAAAGCAAACACCTCAGCAAGAGGTATGTTAAACAAGGCTCGTCGGATGAGTATAAATCCAGACGAGTCTTTTCTTAATCACTTGAATATTGGAGACCCCGATTCAAGTAATCATAGAAGGGGTTTCTATAAACCAGAGGATGTGGTAGACTGGTTCCATCAAGAACGATCAGATGATTGGAGGCAACGTGATTAACACACAGGGAATGTCCTATGGAAAAGGTAAAGGTGAAGGTAGAACACTTCAAGAACAACGTGATGCTATCCCACCTTTGAAGGTGAATAAAATGAATCTCCTATCTGATGCACTCAAGATAGAGTTGAAGCAACTTATGCATGAGGTATTAGATGAGAGAGAACGTAAAAAGAAACTCGATGGTCCTTATGATTTTTATGAAGAGGAAGAAGTGTCAGACGAATGGCTTTATAGAGGAACATATTAAGTGACAGGTTATGATTGGCATGTCATGAGAGACATACCCCCTGCTCATGGTAGTGGTAAGGAACC